CATACTCAGTTAAATAAACTGAAGAAGTAGTAAATGTTCTAGTAGGATATTTAGGTCTAGCTGAAATTCTGAATCTAGCAGTGTCAGAGTCTAAATATTTTTCTCTGTGATTTTTAATACTAATAGTAGCTATATCATTATTTAGTACGGATAAAGAACCAGTGTTATAACCTGTATCATCCCACTTAAACTCTAAATAAGGTGGGAATATAGTATTAGTATCGTTGCCGTAAAACTTTAGGTTAATACTTGCTGAGGTATAGTTTTCAAACGAGTCTTCTATTTTAAGAAGTATACCGTTATTAGATAACGATTCTGAATAATGTGAGGTTACTATAGACGTAACATCTATGTCGATATCTTTTTCAGAGCTAAGAGTAAAGGTTTGACTACCTGAAACGCTTGATGTAATAAAATCGCAACCTAAATTGTCCCACTCTGTAAGTTGAGCATCTCTATACTTCCATGATACTCCAGTAGTGTTTAATGGTTTATCATCTCTTTTACCAGTACCATTATTCCATGATTGTGATATTGGGTATGCATATATTGTATAATCAGTAGGAATTTCACCTGCGGTTGCAAGGTATAAATGTAAACTGCTACTAAATGCTCCAGTTACTTTAGAGTTTAGTGTTGATTGTATTTCAGATGTCCTAAATTGTGTGAGGGCTCTTTGAGTACGTCCTACTAATTTAGCATCAGGATACCCACCTATTTCTAATATTTCGTCTAAACCGGCATTACCGTATAGACCTCCAACAGAAGGTTCAGACCAAACTGTTGTATCTTTTTCGGGAAAAATTCTATAAATTGCCATATTAAACTGTTGTTACTCTGCCTTGAATATCTTCATCTGGGAATTTTACTTCAAAAATACATGGATCGTAAGAAGGGTATACTATATTATCTTTAGTAGCTCCTTGAGTATCATATGCATATTGAGAATAATTACCTTGGGCCTTATTTGTTATCTGTACGTTCTTTACTGTCTGTACTCCTTTAACTGTGTCTATTAAAGTATATATTGCAGACAAATTAATGCTTTGGTTAATACTCCATTTTTGAATTTGAAAGTATTCTTTTAATTTTGCAGTTACGTTTAGAAGTACATCTCTAGCTTGGTAATTAGGTAAGGTTAGTACTTCATATTTTACCCCTATGTTTACTATAAACGCATCTTTTATATCCAATGCATCTGTGAGTAAAGTATATTGAGATAAATAATTTTTTAAGTTCTGTTTAAGCGTGTCTGATGTAGTTATTAACTTTCCGTTAACATCGTATGCTAAAGTGTAGATTGAAAGAGCTAGAGGGTTTCTGTCTAATAGAGAAGTAGCATTAGTCATAGCTTCTTTAGTTACATATACTTTAGCAATAGATCCAAACTCTGCAGGTAAGGATAATGCTCTTACAGATAAATCATTTACTGTAACTGCTCTTTTTTGTTCAGAAAATGCTTTTAATGCATTTTGTCTTATTTCATCTATGGTATCTGCATCTCTTCCTCCAGTAGCAGGTTTAATGTTATTTACTGTTACTGTTCTAGAATATACTCCGTCATCTGGAGAAGGTGTAGTAGATATTTCTGTAATAGTGCCTGCTGGTACGTTTGAACTGACGCCTCCACCTGTAAGGTATCTAACTGTAAGAGTGGTGTTAGAAGGAGCTAATCCGTAAGTTCTAGTGAATAAAAAGTTAGATGGATCGTATGCTATATCGTACTGATCTACTTGTGCTGCATCTGCAAACTTTTTTACAAAGGTAGGATCTGGGGTAAATTCAGTATCAGCACCAATAACCGTACCGGAGCCAAACTGTATTTGTAACTTACCTGTTGATGTTAACCTAGTAACAAATCTTCTAGTTATATTTTCTAGTCTTAGAGAATAAGGAACATTAGCACTATCGCTGTTTGTATTCACCTCTTTTTTAATTAAAGTATCTTGAGCTAGATAAGGTACTTCGTACCATAAATTTCCATCACTATCAGTTACATCAAGTATCTTAATAATATTAGTATCGTCTACTGTTACTGTATTAAATTTCTGTGCAGAACCAAAAGTAAACGAGGTAGTGTTAATTTTTGCTGAGTTAGCTTTAACAGTCTTTGTAAGTAGGAACTCAGACGGATTTTGATTTTCTAAAGAGTATATAGTAACATCAGTAGGGTTAAAAGAGCTGCTAAAGGCAAAGTCTACAGGTTCAGTTAATAGAAAATCTATATTAGCATCTGTAGAAGCTCTTGCTGTTGTATTCTCACTTAATTTAACCGCATAGCTAAAATCAGGTTTGTACTCTCCTTCTTCGTTTCTAGCTGGTATTCTCTGAGTGACTGTTAGGTCAACAGAAGATGCGGCAGTAGATTTTGGTCTATAACCCATCATATAAGCTAGAGAGTAAAGGTTAGCAGGATTCTTAGCATGTTGTAAGAATGTTTCTTGTAATTGAGTATCTTGATAGTATGAAAGTACGTCTCCTACATAGGCAGCCATCTCAATAAACATCTGCCCAGGGGATGCTTCACTAAAGTCATTATAAGTATCTGGGAAGTAGTTTTTAGCGTACTCTATAAGACTGTTCTTAAGATCGCTAAATTCCCTATTTACATACTTAATGTCTCTTTCTCTAGCCATTACTGTTCAAAATTAATTATTACTTCATCTTCTATGTTAGTATCTAATACTTGGTATGTCATAGAAAACTGTATAGTGTTACTATCTGGTATGCCTTTAGTTGAAATAGAGCTTGGTTTTACTCTAGGAAAATATAATTCTAAATCACTCCTTACTAATCTGTCGATTATTTTAGTTCTATCTTCTGTTATATTCTCAAACAATTGATTTCTTAGACTATTACCAAAAGTTGGATTCAAAAATCTTTCTCCTCTACCTGTTAAAAAATAGTTAATTAAATTTGTTTTTATTGCATCTTTTGAAGTAAAAGTAGAATTAAATACAGCTCTACCTGAAAAAGGAAGTTTAACCCCTACTGCTTTTCTTGGCTGTAGGTCTAGTGGATCTATCTTTTTTACTTCAAATGCCATTATACAGGTATTCTATTTCTATCTTTTTTAAGTGATGCTTTATATATAGCACCAGCATTTTTTACAAAATCTAAATTACTTATATCAATACCGGGCATAGGGCCTGAGTTTTCTCTTACCATTTGATTTGACATCATAGATGCAAAATTAGGCTTCTGTACATTACCAGCTCCTGCTATATTTGCTGCATCTTCAGCAGTCATTTCTGCCCTGGTAGCGTTAAGCATTTCATCTAAAGAAGCGCTTTTACCGGTTGACCATTTTTTTGGTTGACCTTTTTCTACGGGTTGATATACGTTAGTAGTCTTTTTAGCTTCCGGAGTAGAGGCTACTCTAACTGCCTCAGTTAACATTTCCTGTAACTCCTCCTTAACTGCTGCTCTAACTTCTTCTCGTATGATTTTTCTTAATTGATCGAGTTTCATATATATAAATAGTTTAGTTATGGAAGTTGATTATCTAATCTAAATTTTATTTCCTCTATTAAAACATCAGTATCTGATGAAAAGGATTTTGCTCCAGTTAATACTTCTATTCCCTCTGGGTTTATAGCAACTGCAAAACGTCTTGGAGCTATGTCAGGTGATGCAGGATCTTTTTTTATTACTAAAGAATAGACTATCCCGTTAGGAGCAGTATATGATACTGACCCTGGAGGTGCATTTAAGTTTTGAGAACCGTCCTTTCTTGATTGAGAATCTGGGTTAGCCTTGTAAAAGTTGTTAAATTTATCTAAAGTATCTTTTATATTATCTTTTAATTCGTCTGAAAGGTTACTTAGTTTAATTCTCTGTAGTGTACTTTGTATGAGGATAGTACTATCTTCAAACTCTTTTTCGTTATCAGCTTCTGAACCTTCAGGCAATAATGCTTTTCCGCCTCCTACCATACTTGGAAGTATATTTGATGTAATATATACTCCATCTTCATCTATTAGTCCAAGAAGTCTTAATTCTTCTTCTGTGGTAAGTCCTCTTTCTACTGCATCTTTAAGTGAATGTTCTAATTCACAAGTAGAAGTAGCTACATCTAATCTTGATAATGATCTACTTAAAGTATCAGATAAAGTAGAAGGTTCTTCTATCATG